GTTTCCCAGTCACGATCTAGGAGGGTGCAGTTTGAGATTGTGATGGCGTGTTTACCGTCGGTGGCTTTTTTTGAACTTGGAAGATGCCATGATTCTATTACTCTTATCATGTTTTTATTTGATTGAAGCGCGGGTGAGTTAGGGTATTGATCTTCTGTGTGATCTGCTTGTTCAATCATTACTTTTTTGCTTGGGAACATTTCTTTTAAAACGTCTATGTGTATGTATTTGGATTGGTGTAGTTGGCGAGGTTTTGAGTAGTAGGCTTCTACGTCGTCAATTTTTATTTCTTCAATGAATACTCGCTCGCATTGGATTTCTCCTTCTGCTTCAAATATTTTAATTGCTCCGGTTCCGAATATGCAGGCGTCTAGGAAGGCTAGGGATGCTTTTTTGTAGAAGTCTGTTGCGGAGAATGTTCCGTCTACGAATTTTGTTAGCTTTTTGGCTTTTTGCTGGAGGGTCCAGTTTCCGCCTTCTGTTAGGAATGTGGGGCGCGGTTTGTTTTTTGTTATTTTTGATACGACTGTATCTATCATTGATTGAATTATGTTTAGAGTAACGCGGTGGGTTGTGTTGTAGGTGGAGTCTGTTTTGGAGTATGAGTAGGCATCTAATCCTAAAATTTCATAGTTACCATATAAGCGGGCGTTTCGTAGATTGTCTGTGGATCTGTAGGATTGTTGCTTGTCTACGTGCTTTACGTGTGCAAATATTTCTTGGTAGGTGTCAGATTTTGAAGATTTCCACCATTTGCTACCGTCTATTGTTGGGTTATAAGCCATTAATTATATCCTTTATTTTTGGGTGCTCCACATTAGCAATTCGTCTTCTTCTGAGTCTAGTTCTTGCTGAGCTGTGTCTATTAGAGTTTCATCATAAGCGGTTGTTAGCTTTTCTGACATTTCTGACTCTGATAGTCCTGGGACAAAACTGAGTTCAGATAGTTCAAAAGATATGTTACCGTTTGCGAATGATTTTACCTTGTTAGCTTTGCACCATTCTATAAATTGTTTTATTTCCGCGATGTTGGTTAGCATTTAGTGCTCCATTTGTTGGTTGTGTGTTATAAGTCCCATAGGTCTATTATGGATTCTAGGGCGTCCATGTCGTCCTCCCAGGCTTGTTCCATAGCGTAAGCTTGTGGATTTTCTACCTTTCTTTGCATTTTCTCTGCTTCTAGCTCCTCAAGTTGATCCATGTATTCGTTGGTTCCTTGTTTGGATGATTCTTTTGGACGTTCTGATAAGTAATGACGAGCTTCTCTCCATGCGTATAGGACTGCATCGTTGATGTCAGAGTGATAAGTGTCTGATATTTTTGGACGTTCTGGGTTTCTGATTAAGCTGTCTTTGTCCCAGGTTACTAGCATACAGTCTTCTTCAAATAGGGAACCACGAGGTGCTAGTAGGCGTCCTGTTCGTAGGTCGTCGTTTAGCAACTCTATGAATTCTACTTTTCGGTTTTTATCTGCTGCGTGTATGTTAACTCCGTGACGGGATCTTATTTCTTCTTGGATTTTCTTTCCAAGTGCTCCTGCGTCCATTACTATTTTAACAGGTTCGTATTCAGATTGCAAGCGTTTGATTACTTTTACTAGTTCTGATATGTTTTGTTTGTTTTTTGTAAACTCATCTATAATATATACACGTTTGTCTAGGTGATTGTATCCTATTATGGCTATAGCGTCTGCATCATTATACCCAACATCTACTCCCATTATGTAGGTCCATCTTCCTTCAGTGGGTAGGGTTTGATATATGTTTTTTGCTTTGTTGAATTTAAATACTAGGGAGTCTGTGTCTTCTACCCATTTTCCGTATGTTTCTCTGATGTAGGATGGGTCGTTTTCACTAATACCCCTCATTACTCGTTCTTCTGCTAGGGTTTCTTCTAGATCCTTATCGTTTTCAAGGTCATGCATGTGAGGATTGTCGAAGGCGGTCCAGTGGTGGTTGTCCCAGTTTGGGGATGTGGTGTATTCGTAGAATGTGCCGGCTAATACAGGTCCTGGAGTGCCTGTTAGGTATAGTTCTCCTTTTAGGTCTCGTAGGGCGGGTATTATTACGTCGTTTATTAGTTCCTTTATGTAGGAGCGAAAGGATTGGGCTTCGTCGATGTAGCATTTTTTTAATTTCCAACCTCGATACTTTTCAATCTCCATTCTGTCTTTAGCACCGGCTATGTATATTTTAGATTTATTGGGGAAAGAGATTGTGAGGCGGTTGTTGTCTATTTTGCAATTTATTTTATAATCGTCTATGGTTTTTACTAGGTCGTTCCATATAATGGCTCGTGCGGCTTGTTGGGTGACTGTGATGTAGAGTAGGTTTACTTCTGGGGTGGATTCGGCGGTGTCTAGCATGTCTGCTACGATTCCAACGGTGTTGTGTCCTATTAGTCCATTTGCATCTAGGAATAGGTGAGAGTCATTGTTTATGGTTATGTCGTAGCATTGTGCTTTTCTTGGTGAGGATGTTTTGAATCCTGTGAAATTGGGGTTTGTGTTTCTTTCTTTTAGGGACTCGTACTCTGGCTTCCATTTTTTTCTTTCTGTTATTGTTGGAAGCTCTTTTAGTATGCGTTTGCTGTATTTGTTGTTTGATATTCGTATGGTGTGGACGGGACCGTTTTTATATTTTGACCTATTGTCAATTTCTATACTAGGATTGTGTTGGAATAGGTCTAGGATTAGCATTTGACATGTGGTTATTACTGAGGCGGATTGCATACCTAGGCGTATTTGTAATCTTCCATCTTTAGTTAGGTTTACTGATCCGTCTGTGTCTATTAAACCTGCTAGTAGTTCTAGTTGAGATTTTCTATCCCATGTTCTTATTTCTTGTAAGTCTAATATTTTTTCGTGGGCGTATTTATCCCTGCACCAAGAATTATAGTATAGTGTGCATGGGTGGGTTTTGGATAGCCCTTTTATTGACCATGAGTAGTTTCCTTTTCGTTTGTATATTTCTGTAGCACCTAGAACTTTTGCGCATTTTTCTACTATTTCTTTGTCGTTTGAAGATATTACTATTCCAGACTCTTTACTGCATCCATCACCTAGAAGGGCTCCGATGGCATATGCTTCTTTTATGTGTTTGGAGCCTCCTGGAATAGGGACATACTCTTCCGCAATGCGATCCCTGGAGTTGAAGTCTTTTAGTCTTTTAACTTCTCTTTTGTCTTTATGCGTATTGTGTGCTAGCCATTTGTGATCTGTGGTAGAAGTTGCTATGACTTGTTTATTCCATATTAGATCTACAACTTCCTTAATACCTTGATCATGTAGCTGAGTTACTTCACAGATTCTAACTTGTCCGTCGTTGTCGTATCCGTAAACTTTATCGCCTGGTTTTAGGTCTTGGATCTTTACTGAGCCTGTGGGAGTTTTAACTAGAGTGTTTATTTCTCGACATTTGCCCGCACGACGTGAGCACACTGCTGCATGAAATCTTTTTTCAGGAGATCGGAAGAATTTAGCCTGGGCAGGGAAACAAAATTCGTCGAAGTTGAATTTAGGTGCTTCGACGAGTTTTTTACGCTTCTCAAGTTCCTCTAGGAGGGCTTGTTTTGATATTGCCATTATTTAGGACGTTTGATAGTGTCACGAATGGTTTTTGAGTTTGCCGCTAGTTTAGATTTCTCTGCTATGGCTTTTTCTTCTTGTTGTTTTTTTAATTCTGATTTAAGATAGATGCATGAGATGTTTGTGAATGGGACTAGGATGTGGTCTTTGGGTGATTTAATGCTTACGCTCATTAACTCTGGTAGAATTTCTATTTCACACGCTTTTCGATTGTTGATTTGGCGAGTTGCGAAGTAGGTTTCATTGGCTTTTTCAAAGTTAACTGCTTGATAGACTCTGATTGAGTCGATTTCGTGTTTTTTAGACATGATGTCTCCTGTGTTTGTGGGTGCTTTGGTTAATTCGCTGTTACTGTTTTTAACTTCTATAAGTATTTGTTATTTGTTATAACTATTTTTAAAACTTTCTAATTCTGATACTATGTATTCTACTGGTACTACTAGGTTTACGTTTAAGTAATCTAGTGATAAACCTGCAAATAAAATACCTACTACGTTCCCATATCGGTTTACTACTGGTGAGCCTGAATTTCCTGGGTAAGAAATGGCTGTAGATAAGTATACCTTAATTGGACCTGCTTTGTCAAGCCATGGAAGAGAAGTGATTCTTTCTCCTACTATTCTACCATCTGATAGAGATTGCTCAATACCTCGTGGGTGACCAATGATTGTTACTTGTTCTCCGCAATGTACGTTTGAAGCTAGTGTGAATGATTTTGATCCCATTGGTTCTAGAAAGCAAATATCATGGGCTTCACTAACATATAGTATTTTTCTTTTCATGGATCCGATAGTGAGTTCTTGACCGACGGCTGAGTACTTTTTCTTTTTGGCTTCTTTTGCAATTGATTCTAGTTTTTTTCCTAGTAGGTTGATGATTTTCATGTTTCCGCTTCTTAGGGCTTTTTCAAAATCTTTTACTACTTTTGATATTTCTTTTTCCGCATCTGCACGACGTTGTAGTTCTTCTGTTACTTTGCAGACGTGGTTGTT